ATTTATATATAAATAATTAGAAAAGAATTTTAAACAATTTTTTAAATTCTTTTCAAATTTCCTAAATTATTTAATGGAAATGTATACAAATCCGAATAGATTTATTAAAAATATTATTCCATATCAATAATTTTATAAAGAAGAATAATAGATTTTATTTTTTCCATTTATATGAAAATAATCATGGTTTTCTAAATAATTGTTCGAATGTCTTCATATTTTTGAAGCGTCTTATCTGAATTATTTATTTTTGTACATATTCTTTATAAGATTTGATTGTTTGAACAATTATAAGTAATAATAGTATAAGGTATAAAAAAAGTATACTGTATATTTTTGAGAGAAAACTGTAATAATTGATATTTTTTTAATTATTAGCGAATGGTTTGCAATCAATTAAGTACTACACCATCTCTAATTTTAGATTTAATATTAATATGTAATTGTTTACATTTAGTTATGAAGAAATCTTCAGCTTCCTCTAATGTATAAAATCTATGTTTAATTTTAGATATATTTACTACCCATTTTCCTTCATTTAAAAATACACCAACATATTTTGACTTATTATTGTCCCATCTTTTGGGTGTAAATTGTCCTTGATTAGACCGTAATTGTATACAATTATCTTGTGATGCTGGTTCTATTATAGAAGCAGCTTTTAATAGCATTTCTAAACCATCTTTAACCATAATTGTATAAACTTTAGATGATAATTTTATATTTTTTCAATTTTTGATAAACAAAAAAGAGAATACATTGTATAATCATTAGTAAAAGAATTAATTATGCCATAAGAAACGAGGAGTTTTTGATAATAACCACAATGTATATGTTTTTAATTTATCTGGTACATATTCATAAGCTTTACGATTTTGTAATATTGCTTGTTTACATATTTCATATGTTCTATCTTCTTCTGGAATATATTTTAATAATAAACCATTTGTTTTTATATTTTTTAAATAAGCATCTAATGCGATATTTCTTTTACCTTCTTCTAATTTTCTCATAATTTCAAATTTGTTATTCATTATATATATATATATGTATTAATTATTCCTTTAATAAGTTAACATATTATATATTTTTTTCTAATTATAATTAAATGGATACAAAATGTGCTCCTAGCAAGATATATAAGGACGGTTCGTGTTTCACATTAAAATCATTAAAAAAAATTGCTGAAAGTTATAATTTAAAAAATCCTAATAATAAAATTTCTATATCTGATAACAAAGAAAAAATGGTTGATGAATTAGAAAAAAAATTAAGCAACAAGTGTAATGAACAAACCTGTTGGTTAAGAATGGATTTTGTAGAAGCATTAAGAGATGAAGAAATTAAAAATAATACCTTTAGACCAGAAGGTCCTAGTAAAAAAAATGAATGGTTATCAACATCTGATATAAATAATGTTGTTCAACAATATCAAGAGAAATATAAAAATTTCTTATTTTTAGGTGCAGTTCCTGCTGATTTTGAAGAAATACCTATTTTGGGTATTAAAGATTTAGATTTAGATGATGTGGTAAAAAATGGGAAAACAAAAATTGGTATGGTTATTAACTTGGATGAACATTGGAAATCTGGTTCACATTGGGTTGCTTTATATACAGATTTAGATAAAGGACAAATTTATTATTTTGATTCATTCGCCAAAAAACCATACAAAAGAACTAGAAAATTTATTAATAGAATTGTAAAATATCTTTATCGTAATAAGTACAGAAAAGATATAAAAATTAATAATGTAATACAAAAATTAAAAGGTGGTAATAACAATAAAGTACTTGATGAATTTAAACCATTTGATATTAAATATAATACTATTCAACACCAATTTAATAATTCTGAATGTGGTGTATACTCTATTAATTTTATTGTTAGATTAGTTCGCGGTGAATCATTTGATGAAATAACAGAAAATATAACGAAAGATGACGAGATGAATAAATGCAGAGGTTCTTATTTTAGAAATGTGAATACTTCATAATTATTCTTCTTGTGGGTCATTTATTTCTAATTGTAAATTTATACTATAATGTAATCCATAAAAATTATAAGGTCTTCCTTTAGAATCTCTAAAAGATAGCTCTAATTTTTCCAAATTTATTGGTTCTTCAAATTTAAATTGTTGAACAGCTTGATTACCTAAATATATTACAGCAAAAGGTACATCTGCTGATAAATTCGTTATAAATAAATAAATTTTATCCTCTATTCTTAAATCCCAAGTTTTATCAGCTTCGTAAGCATTATTTTTGGTACAAGGAGACGTAAAACCTAATACTTCTTTACTTAAACCTGTAGGAATGATATCAAAGTTTTCTTCGTGTTTAACTTCTACTTTTTGTTCAAAATTTAATTCAAAGTTAAATTTACCTTTTTTATTTAATATATTTAATATATCTTCTATTTTATATTTACCTGAATTTAGTTTAATTTCAATTTCTTCACCATCTTTATTTATTTTTAACATATTATTTTTATCATCTTCTAAATTAAATCTTGCTTGAGGAATCGAATAAGACATTAATTTAATTGCTGCTACATTATTAATAGTATTAAATTCAAAAACATAATTACTTTCTGGAATAGGTGGAGAAATATCTATTTGAATATGTCTTAATCCATAAAGAAAATTATATTTTTTTAATAATTCTTTTATTTCTGATTCTTTTTTATGAATTTCTTTTTCTTTTTCATTCAGTTTACTAAATTCTACTCCAATTTCTTTTTTAACATATTCAAATTGATTTTTATTATCCAAATCTCCCAGTTGAGATAATTTTTTTTTTAACGAATCATTTTCCTTTTTTAATATTAATAATTCAGCAGTATCTGTTCCACCTACATTTTTTAGTAATTCTTTGATTTTTTTCATATTAACTTTTCTTTCATTACTAGAAGTTAATTTAACATTTGATTCCATTATTTTTTTCTTTGGTTTTATTACAATTGCTTCTTCACTTTCTTCTTGTTCTTCTTCGTCTTCTTGTTCTTCATTATATACTCTTCTGGGTTGTTGTTGTCTCTCTTCTTTTCTCTCATGTCTCTCATTTAAAAATTGTAGTTTCTTTTGTTTCTTTAAATCTTCCACTGATGTAGGTTGATAAGCTGGAATTTCTTCTTCAACCTCATTATTACGTTCATTCATATCTAAATTTGGATCTTGAAAGTTTATATTTTTTGCGGGTTTTTGTATTTGAACATGACCTCTTTCTGTTTGTAAACTTTGTAATCTTTGTTCAAAAGATCTTTTATCTTCTTGTATTTCTTTTATATCAATTGATTGATCTATATTATTGATATCATAAAAATCTTGATTGTCATTTGAACTTAGAAATCCGGTATCCAATTCATCTTCTGGAATCTTTTCTGAAAAATTAGGTCTACCAGTTCTTTTTCTTACTGAAACATCTCCTCTGTCAGAAAATTTATTATTTGAATTTCCACCATTTCCTCTAGAATCAAATGACATATTTCTATCCATTTGAGGTCTTACACTGGTATTCATTGGTTTAAGAAAATCTGGTGTTTGAGGTCTTTGTGGAACTATTGTTTCCGAATTTCTGTCTTCTTTTAATTTATCAAATCGATTTGAAAACTCATCACCGCCTTTTCCTGTTTGATATTGATTAAATTTATAATTTTCATCTAAATCATCCACAATTGGTTTGAATAATTTATCAAATCTAGAATCAGGCTTTCTCGACATATTTTTATCATGATCAGGAGGATATAAAAATTGATTTTGGTTTTTGTGTGAAACGGATTGAGGTCTTTCCATTAATCTATTACCAGAATTTGGATTCGAGTTAAAATCTCGTTCGAATTTCTTTTGAGAAGCATTGGGTATTAACATTGATAATACATCGTCATTTCCTAAAGTTTTTGATGAATGTTCAAATGATAATTTATTGAACTGTTTAATAATTGACTGGAAATTATGTTCATTTATTTTTTTTAAATCTAAAGATTTGTAAACAGACTTCATATTTTTAATTAAAATATCTATTACTTTTTTCTTATTATCTTTAGATATTTCTCCTAAATTAAATTTTTCTAATAATATTTTATTGATTCCTGAAATATTATCTTTTGAAAATAATGTTTTTTGAATAGTTTCGAGAGATAATGTATTACTTACTTCTACAGTCGACATTAAAATAACTATTATCTTTTTTTTAAATCAAACCCAAGTTATGGATTTTATAATTCTATAGATTTAGCTGAAAGTTTAGAATATACAGAATCTTTATCATCATAATCTTCTTTTTCTGAACGAAATGTATCTTCCGTTTTAACTTTATCTTCTATATTCGTTTTAACTTTATCTTCTGTTTTCGTTTTAACTTTACCTTCTGTGTTCGTTTTAACTTTATCATCTGTTTCATTATCATTATTTTTATTTAAAATAGGATTTTCGCCATCGTATTGCTCTAATAAATCCCAAGGGGGGAAATATAGATCAGCTTTTGTAAATTGATCTTCTTTTAACACTCCGTAATTAATTAGAGCCATTTTAGCCGCAGCTTGTTCTCCTTCTTTCTTTGAATTTCCAATACCAAAACCAATACATCTTTTCTTAAAATGAGATTTTAAATCACTTTCTGGTTTTTCCACACCCATAATATATATTCTTTTATGAGGAGGACCTTCAAAATGAATAGTACAATAAGATGGAAATTTCCATTTTTGAGCATGATAATATCTTAGTAGTCTGTCTTTATAATTATTGTCTCTGTATAATTTTTCAGAATAATCAATTGTTGTTTCTAATAAATTTACAAATAATAATATACAAGGCTCTAAACCATTACTTAAAAATAATGCACCCATAAATGCTTCCATACAATCTTCATGTATTTTATCTAAATTTCTACCATTCATTAATTCGATTTGTTTTGAAATTATAAAAAACTTTTCTAATCCAATATCTTTTGACATAATTGCTAAATTTGTTTTATCTTCTATTTTAGTTTGTAATCTTGTCATAAAACCTTCATCTTGATTTGGAAATCTATAAAATAGATACATTGATACGATTAATTTAATTACTCTGTCGCCAAAATATTCTAATCTTTCATAACTTTTTTCTTTTAATTCTATTAATTCTTTGGGATTACCCATTTCATTTCTACTTGCTTCTAATATAGCGTCTGGAAAAATATCTTTTTTACAATAAGATTTATGTGTAAATGCTTCTTCAAAAAAGTGTATATGATTGATTTTATCAATTTTAACCCCAAAATTATGTAAAATTTGAATAATATCATTTTCTTTTACAAGGACATTATTTAAATTGTATGGTATTTGAATTATTTCTTCTGTTCCATCTGTATTTACTATTTTTATACCCTCTGTTAAATAGTTTGTTTTTACTTCCATTATAATGAATAATAATTTGACTATAAATAGATTTGGGTTCAATTTTTATTTTTATTGAACCATATTTGCTAATTTAGCCCTTAACGTATTCGTGGCATTCCTTAAAGTATTGGTTTTATTTCTTAAACTTAGATTCGTTTGTTTGATATATTGAACATCTGTGTTATTATTTAGTGCTATCATTACACCTTGTTCACATAAAACATTCCAATCATCAATTGTTTCTACAGCTTTGTTAATAATATTTTTATCTTCATTTGATAATGAAGCATTTGGAAGATTATTACTTACATCGGGATTTACAAAATGGTTAATATAATTCATAGCACAATTTACTTCACCCATTACATTTTCTAATATTAATTTTGTATCATGTGCCGATTGAGGGATTCTAATTGTTGATGTTAATAAAATAGTATTTTTAAATTTACCAAATATATTCGATAAATTATCTATTTTTTTTAAAGCATTTACTACAGCTCGTAAGAAATCAGAATCATCGATAATATTAACTGTTTGTAATTTCTTAGTAAAACTTGTAAATAACGCACTTAATTCATCGGCCGCAGCACTGAAATCATTAAAACCATCAATATCAACATCCAATTTCATTTGTTTTGATTCATTAACAATTTTTGATGCTGCTGAAAATAAAGCACTATAATCATCAATGGAACCTTTTTGATGAAATTCTTCGCACTTGATTTTACTAGCATAATCTCTAATTTCCAAAACTAATTGTCCTGTTACACTACTATGATCATAACCTTTAACTATTGCTTCAACTAAATTTTCTGTGATATCAACAGTATCATCTTTAATAGTATCAAATGTAGTTTCTGTTTTAAAATTATCATTTATTGTGGTACCTTGTTGATTAATAATTTCAACGGAACCGTTATTAATTGTTTGATTTAATGTAAAATTTGTTATATTGTCATTGTTTGATATATAATTACCTGATAAATCTATATTTGGATTAGTATTAGTATTGGGATTGGGAAGATCGGAAGAGCACA